TAATTGGAATAATGTTTCATCCGCTACAATTACTTCTGGTGGATATAGACAAGCTATAGTAACGATAACACCACCAGCAGGAGCATCTTTCTCCCAATGCTCAATGTCGGAGAAATATACAGGAGTTAGTATTCCTGTACTTAATTTTTATTCCACAGGTTGGCTAGACATGGAGATAAATTTACCAAATCTGGTTTCTGGTCAAAGGCTTTTTATAGGTAATTCTCCTGTAAGATGTGCTTATTTAGAAAGAGTAAACATTACTTCATGGGGAAATATAACTAATGTTAATGGTCTTTTTTATAGCTGTGTTGCATTGAGACAAGTAAATTCAGCAGAATGGAATATGGCAAATATTACCAATGCATCATCAATGTTTTTTCAATGTTTTTCTATACAATATATCGATGCTTCTACTTGGAATACCTCAAATATTACATCTTTTAATAGTTTTGCTAGAGCTTGTTATAATTTATCAGAAATAAAATGTTCTAACTGGAATATGTCAAATGTAACAGATTTGGCGTTCTTTATGTTCACATGTACATCTTTATCTAAAATTGATGTGACCAACTGGAACGTATCGAATGTAACCACAATAGCAAATGCATTTGTAGGATGTAATGCTCTTACAGAATTAAATATCGGAAGTTGGAATCTCGCAAAATTAACAAATGCACAAGCGGCATTTCAAGATTGTTTCTCTTTAAGAAAAACTGGAATAACGATTTTATCTCTTCCTGTTTGCACAAATACTCAAGCGATGTTTAATAACTGCAATGCTCTTGCAAGCACTGGAATTATTAACTTATCAACGTCTACAAATTGTACAAACATGTATCAAAATTGTTATAATTTGAGAAGTGTAGGTTTAAGTGGAATAAATGCATCTATAAGTTTCTTAAATGCATCTCTGTCTGGTTCAGAATTGAACAATTTATACTATGGGTTGAGTGCTCAACCAACAAGCGGAAAGACAATTACTGTTACTGGAAACTTCGGAACAGCGACACACAATATAACCATTGCAACTGCAAAAAATTGGACAGTAGCTATTTAATTTTATGGAAGAAGACACATCTGGATTTTATAAATTAGACGAAAGTGGAGATATTCTTTATGCATCATATGCGGTGTATAATAAAAATTATACATTGTTAAAAGATCAAAAAGATTCATTCACATATCCTGTAGATGGATGGTTTTGGTTTGATACTAAAGAAGATGCAGAAAAACATTTTAAATAAATATGCTTGGTATAAAATTTGGAACTACAAATATATCTCCATTATCAACAAATCCTGATAATTATAATACTGATTTTTTACCAATAACAGGAGCAAACGGAGAACTTGTTTATTGTCCAGATGGTAATGGAATGAGCATTCCAAATAATACTTCAATAACTGGATCATATGCTTACAAAAAAAATGGAGAATGGGTTAAAACTGACAATACAAATTTAATTGCAAATGCTGCTTCTCTTTGGAGGAAAGGATACTCTTTTGCAAAATTCGATCCAACCGAAGCAGGAAACGGCCCATTCAATCCAACAATAATATCCGATACAACTGCTGGTGGTGTTCGCAGAAGGCAGATTTATATAGATATTACATTTGCGGGTGAAACATTTCAAATTTATATTGTGTATCGTGTTCCTACAAGCACCCCGCCTGTAGGTGGATTTCCATGCTTATTCACAGCATCAGGTTGGCAACAAGGACCACAAGAATTCCCCGCATATAACACGGCTGGATGGGCAACATTAGGATTTGATTTTGCAGGACAAAAAGATGATGGTTCACCGGCTACAAACTATCCTAACTCTTTAGCTTACGGAAGACATCTAACATCTCAAGGAGGGTATCAAATCAACACAACTTTACAGAACGGAAGCCAAATTACCGATCCAAGACAGACTAGCGAGTATTTGTGGGCTTGTGTTATGCGTAGAGCATTTGAATATCTAGTAAATCAACCAGAAATTAATGTTAATCAAATTGGAATGAGGGGGCATAGTTACGGAGGGACTATGGCGTTTAATATGGTTATGGAGCCGCGAATGAAAGCTATTGTTAGTTATTTCGGAAATGGTTGGACAACATATTATAGAGATAAACTTCTTTGGAAATATCAAACACCAACAACTACATATCCTGCTTTTACATCTGGTGAAAAAATTTATTTAAATGCTCCTACTGTAGAAATGGAAGCAAAATATGCATGTGTTCCGATTTTATTAATTAATGGGTCTAATGACCATCATGGTGGACACGATAGAGTTGATGATACATTTTCTAAAATACCATCAGGTGTTCCTTGGGATTTTTCACATGATGCAAATAGAGGACATAACGTATCACTGAATGTAGTAAATGAACAATTATGGTTAAATAAGTATGTTCTTGGGTCTGCTATTACTTGGCCAAATAGACCTACTGCTTGGTTTACTAAAGTTGGAGGAATACCACAATTTAATGTAAAACCAGATATAACCTCAGTTCCAGTTTCAGCGGTTCAATTTTGGACGTGTCAAGTTGAACCTTTTAACGTGAGTCGTACTTGGATTCAAGTTCCAACAGTATCATCAACAGACCTTAATGGCATTACGACTTGGACAGGAACCATGACTGCGGCAGATTATTCAAAATATTTATTTGGGTATGCCAACATCATATATACGAATAATATTGTGACATCTACAAATTTTAATGCTATTATACCAAATAATATTTAATTTTTTTTATCTACAAAAACATAATATTTAATGAAATTGAATATATAATGAATAAGTAAAATATATATGCCAAATAATGTGTATAAGCTCTTAGTTGAAGAACCAACATACGAAGTAAAATATTTAATAGAAGAACAAAATAGAAATTCGCCATCAAATCTTTTTATTAAAGGACCGTTTTTAATGGCTAATGAAGCGAATAGAAATAAAAGAGTTTATCCATTAGAAGAAATGGTTAAAGAAGTTTCTCGTTATGATAGAGAAATGATAAGACAAAATAGAGCTACTGGAGAATTGAACCATCCTCAATCACCAGAAATAAATCTTGAAAGAGCTTGTCATATGGTAACAGAACTCACTCAAGATGGAAATATTTTTAATGGCAAATCAAAAATTTTATCAACACCAGTTGGACAAGTTGTAAGATCATTAATTATGGATGGTGTTAAATTAGGAGTTTCATCAAGAGCTTTAGGTAAACTTGATAAAGATGGATCTTTCAATAGAGTTTCTGATTTTCGTTTAGTTGCAGTTGATGTAGTTGCTGATCCATCCGTTCCTACAGCATTTGTTAATGGAATTTTGGAATCTAAACAATGGGTTTTAATGGATAATGGTGAGTTTGAACCTGTATATGAAAATTTTGAAAGAAAAATTTCTAACTTACCTAAAATAAATAAAGATCAATATTTAAAAGAACAAATTATTTCTTTTATTAATTCTTTAAAGAGTTTGTAATTGTTATTATAAGGAGATAAGTATTCAATATGGAAACCAGAAAATTAATTTCTAAATTCGTAACAAATATTTTTGAAAAAAATTATGCTCAAGCTAATTTGCAGCTTGCAGAAATAATTTCAGAAAAGGTTAAGCAAAAAATACAAAAAACAGTAAGTAAAAAGAAGTGCGATTGTGATTGTGATGATTGCGAAAAAAAAACTTTTAAAAAAAATAAAAAAAATTTAAAAAACGTATCTAAGAAAGGATAAGTTATTATATAAACAATATGGATCTAAAAGCATTACTAGAAAAAATGGACAAATCTGTTATTAACGAAGAAACCGCTAAGGAAATAGCAGAAGCGTTTGAAACCGCAGTAAACGAAAAAGTAGAATCAAGACTCGCTTTGCAACTTGAAGGTGCATTATCTAAACAAGATGAAGATCATGCTCAAAAACTCACAAAGCTTTTAGAAGCCATTGATGCTGACCACAGCGAAAAATTACAAACAGTGGTTTCTGCTATTAATGAAAATCACACCGCTAAGTTAGAATCTATTTCTTCTTTTTATAAAAACGCTTTAAATGAAAAAGCAGAAGCATTCAGCAATAAAATTTTAACTGACATTAGCAGCTATTTAGATTTATACGTTGAAAAATTAATTCCAACAGAACAATTGCAAGAAGCAGTTGAAAACGTAACTGCTAAAAAGAAATTACAAGAGATTAGAAAAATGGTTGGAATTGATTCTTCTTACATCAATGAAGAAATTCAAAACACTCTTACTGAAGGTAAGAAAACAATTGATGATTTAAATCAAAAATTAAGAAAGTCTCTTAATGAGCAACAACAGCTTCTAGAAAAAGTTCAAACAATAGAAGCATCAATGATTTTAGAAGAGAAAACAAAAAATTTCTCTAAAACTAAAAAAGATTTCATCGTTAAATTATTAGGTGATAAATCAAAAACCTATATCAATGAAAATTTTAACTACGTAGTTGAGATGTTCGAATCTGGTGAAGATGAGAAAACCAACAATTTAGCTGAAGAAGCGAAGCAAAAGGCTTTAAGTCTTAATGCCAAGGTTCCAGCTACAAATGTTATTTCCGAATCAAACACCAGCACCGCCAACGAATCCGTTGTCGGCGGATATCTGAGTGAATTAAAAAAATCAGAAGGGTTTGCTAAAAAAGTAAATTCTTGAATTTTTTAATTCGTATCTATCCATAGGAGGAAAATAAACAAAAATATGAAAACCGTAAATCCCGCAACAGGCTACATCGACCGCTCTCGCGCACAAATGCTCGTTGAGAAGTGGGCACCAGTCCTCGATTACTCATCCGATAAGGTTACAGCAATCGAAGACGAACATGCTCGTTTAACAACAGCTATTCTGATGGAAAACCAAGAACGTTGGTGCATTGAAGAGGCTCAAAACTCTTCCGGCACAAGTGGCGTATTTGGTAACAACTCTGGTGGTCTTTATAACCCACCCGGTTCAATCACATCAGGTGATAGATATGCTACAGGAGACTCACGCTTACCTAAGATTCTTATCCCAATGGTTCGCCGTACTTTCCCTGAGCTTATCACTAACGAGATCGTAGGCGTTCAGCCCATGTCAGGACCAGTCGGACTCGCTTTTGCTTTACGTTACCGCTATGAAGCAGATAGCCTCGGTGCTAATGGCATCGACGGACACGCCTCTGGTTTAACAACTGTAGGACGCGATGGCGTTGACAGAAGTTATGCCGAAAGTGGTGGTGTCGGTAAAGAATTAGGCTATCAATACTTGGATACACGATTCACTGGCACTTCTGCTGCCGCTCTCTCCGGACTCGGTGGAGCAGGCTCAGAATTCCAGATGCTTGATGAGGATAAAGGCGTTGCCGCACTCCTCAACAACTTTGAATTGACCGGAAACATTCCACAGGTTGTTGTTGAATTCAGCAAAACAGCCGTCGAAGCTGGCACACGCCGCCTCGCCGCTCGCTGGTCCGTTGAATTAGAACAAGATCTTAAGAACATGAACGGACTCGATATCGACAACGAACTCACTAATGCTATGTCATATGAGCTTCAAGCCGAAATCGACCGTGAAATGGTCATGAGAATGGTCCAAGTTTGCTTAACAGCAGGTAGTGGTACAGGATACTCCTTCTGGTACGCTGCATCAGCCGACGCCCGTTGGCTTGGTGAAAGAAACCGTGACTTCTATTCCAAGGTTATTGTCGAAGCTAACCGCATCGCAATTCGTAACCGCCGTGGTAGTGCTAATTTTATTATCGCTACACCACGCGTTTGCGCAATCCTTGAAATGTTGCCCGAGTTTCAGTGGATGCCAGTAAACGGTAACGTTAACACCCAACCAACAGGCATTGCCAAAGTTGGTAACTTAGGTGGACGTTTCACTGTTTACCGCGACACTCGTACCGATTCACAGTATCTTGATGGCAGACGCTCATCCGCTCTGGAGTACGCATTGCTCGGTTACAAAGGCACTGAGTACTATGATACAGGTATTGTATATTGCCCATACATCCCAGTTATGATTCAACGCACAATTGGTCCTAATGACTTCTCACCAAGAGTTGGTCTTATGACCCGTTATGGAGTTGTCGATCATATCTTTGGCGCAAACTTATACTACCATGTAATCCTAGTCAAAGGTCTTGGAACCGCCAATGTCGCTCAAGACAATGGCAGACTCTATCTCTGATAGCGTAGAAGTACCTTAACAAAAAACCCATCTTCGAAAGAAGATGGGTTTTTTTTATACTTTTATAAAAAAATTATAAAATTTGAGAATCCATTATTTGGATTTTCTCTTTTTTACTAGCTGGTTTTTCAAACATTTTTTGCATTATTTCATCTCTTGTAGCTATAACTATATTATTAGTTTGTGGCACCAGTTTAGACAGATGAGAATTTGATTCAAGTTCAAGTTTTTTAATCTCTAAATTAGATTTAGTTTGTTTATTTTGTAAATTAATCTTATTTAACTGGTCTAAAGCTTTTGAAGCTGAGTTTATAAGCTGTGATAAAGCTGCTATTTCTTTTGGATCGCTTCCAGCTAGTATATTATCTCTAAATGATTGTATAGCACCTAATGTGGATTCTACTAATTCTCCAGATTTTTTATATACATATTCATTTACGTTTTCATCCGTTAATTTTGTCGTATCGGGTTGAATATTATCTTTATGTTGATTACTAATAGACTGTGGTGCAATAGAATCGCCTTTTAATTGATCTATGATATCGTCTATTTCTGAATTATCGTTTGACATATATAAATATATTTACTAAGTATATCATATGACACAAGTAAATATCGAAAACATTGGTTCTTTTTTCATCCCAAACGAAAAAATTAATGAACTTGAAGGTTGGTTGGTTGATAATGATGGGATAAAAACAAAAACTAAAGAAGAACAATTAAAAGAAGTAATAAATAGAGATTTTGATGGTTCTGAACTTTTAATAGGTTAATCCTTGACTTTAATTCGTCATGCCTTATCCTTTATATAAGGTATGAACAAGTATAATTCTCTTTGGGTTGAGAAATATAGACCTAAAAAGCTTGATGATCTTCTCTTATCGGAAGACAGTAAGACTTTTTTCTCTAATATTTCGGATACTACACCGCATCTATTGTTTTATGGTAGACCCGGAACTGGAAAAACATCATTAGCTAAAATTATTGTTAATGACATACTAAAATGCCAGTACTTATATATAAATGCATCGGATGAAAATGGAGTAGACACAATAAGAAATAAGGTTGTAACGTTCGCCCAAACGAAATCTTTAGACGGCAAGAAGAAAGTTATTATATTAGACGAGTTTTGCGGTACAACTCCAGAAGCGCAGAGGATATTAAGAAACGTAATGGAAGAGTATTCTAGTAATGTGCGTTTCGTTTTAACTGCAAATTCAATAGATAGGATAGTAGAGCCTATACAATCCAGATGTTGTTTGTTTAATTTACAACCAAATACAAATGATATTATAAAAAGATGTGTTCATATTCTGAAAAGTGAAAATATAACAGTATCAGAAGATCAAAAACCTAAATTATTAAGACATATAGAGTATTGTTATCCAGATTTGAGAAGAATTATAAACGACATTCAAAAGTTTTCTATATCTGGAAATCTTTTAATATCTGAAAATAATGAATTAAAAGATTTTACTAAACAAATATTTGATTTATTAATATCTAAAACTAATTCACTTATAATAAGGAAAAAAATAATAGAAGAAGAAAAAAGATTTAATGCTGATTATCAATTACTTTTATCTCAACTGTTTGATTTATTCTATAATGATCAAAATCAAAACGATATGACTAAAAAGAATATCTTAATGGATATAGGTGAATACATGTATAGAGATGTATCAGTTTTAGATAAAGAAATAAACTTTTTTTGTTGTATTATTTCCTTAGAAAAAATTCTAAAATCTTAAATTTTAGTATTTGTTTTTGGTAAACTATTATCTTTTGGTTGATTTCCTAAAGATGTATCTACTTTTACTTCTTCTGGTTTTTTGTAAACAGGTATTTTTTCGTATTTATTTGGAATACCTTGAACCGGAGGTAAGTTAGCACCAAAATTTAATACTTCAACGTATTCATGATTGCCCGGAACTGTAAATTCAGCAAGTTCTGTTGGTACTCTTACAGATCTTGGGTCCATTCTTAAGACTAAATAAACATCACCAGTACCTTCATTAGCGTTAGCGTCTTTAACGTTTTGTTCTGAACCACTAGATGCTACTCTTTTAATAAAGAAAAAATAATCAGAAGTGATTAAATCGCTTAAAAAATTGAAAAATTCAGTATCTCTACCATAATGTTGTTTACAGTAGGGAGAATTTAAGAATGCTTTTTTAATTCTAATCGGAGATCCTTCTCTGAATCCACCATTAGAATAGTGTGCAAATGCTGTTTCTAAAAGAGTGTTGAACTTGTTAAACTTTGACATAATACTATAAGTATTTACACTCAAAATGGCTAAAATCGATTTAAATAATTTAGTAAGACCAAAACAAGTTAATTCTCCAGATACTAAGGTATATGAAGAAGTTGTAGATACAGATTCAGTATATACAGATTTACATCTTGATCTTCAATTATTAAAAAATATTGGATTGGGTAAAAATACTACAGATTCTAAAGATATAAGAGTTGATAATGATATTTTAGCGGTTAAAAATTCTGTAAGAAATATATTAACAACAAAAAAAGGAGAAAAAATATTAGCACCGGAATTTGGTTCATCTTTGGAACAATATCTTTTTGAGCCTGTTAGTGAAGTATATGCAAGAATGATAGGTCAAGAAATTTTAAACGATATCGAAAATTTTGAACCAAGAATTAGAGTTCAAAAAATTAAAGTTGTTCCTCAACCAGACGAAAATCAGTATCAAATTTTAGTTGTATATTCTTTTTTAGATATAACTAAAGAAAATGTATTAAATATATTAGCATTAAGGGGAGGAGAAATCTTAATTTAAGATAATTATTAATAATGGACAATAATCTTTTAAATAAAAACTCTTATCTTTCATTTGATGCTCTAAGTCTAAGAGATTTGGTGATTGATAGGTTAAATAGAGGAAAAGTTTTTACAGATCAAAACTATCAAGGATCAAATTTATCATCTTTGTTAGATGTTATAAGTTTTACTTTTGGAACTTTACTTTATTATTTAAACAAAACATCTTCAGAAAGCATGTTTTCCGAGTCTCAAATATATGAAAACATGAACAGGATAGTTAAAACACTAAACTATAATCCTGTTGGTAGATTAGGTCAAAACGTACCTTATAAAATTACAGCGCCATCTACACTACCAGCCGCAAACTATACTATACCTAGATATAGTTACATATCAGTAGGCGGAACTACATATTCTATCAATCAAGATTTAACATTTACTAAATTTACCAGTGGAAATGAAGTGATAGAAAATATAGCAAACACATATTTAATTTATCAAGGAATATATCAAGAATATCCTATATATAATGCTACTGGTATGGACAATGAAATAGTTTATTTAGCATTACCAGAAAACATCTATATAGATCATTTCAATATAGATGTATATGTAAAAAGATCTAATAATAACAAATGGGAAAAATGGACAAGATGCTCTGAATTATTTTTATTCAACTCGAAAGATGAAGTATATGAAGTTAGATTTAATGAAAATAAAAGATACGAAATAAAATTCGGCGATGATATAAATGGATCAAAATTAAATCAAAATGATAGCGTTTTAATATACTTTTTAAAAGTTGATAAAAATGTAAGTGGAATAGGACCAAACGGATTAAGAAATTCTCCTTTAATATCTTTTAATTCTGTTAATTTTGTAAATGTTTTAAATGATACTTCAGCGATATATGAAAATTATTTAACTACAGATCAATTAAAAAATATTACTATTGATAATGATTATCCATCAACAATATTTTCAGACGAAGAAAATGTAGATTCTATTAGAAAAAATGCACCTAAAACATTTAGATCTCAATATAGGTTAGTTACATCTACTGATTATGAAGCATATTTAAATTCAAATTACAGTTCTTTTTTAGCGGATTTAAAGGTGGTTAATAATGAAAATTTCTTAAAAAATTATATGAAATATCTTTTTGATATTGGTTTAAATGAACCACAAAAAGACAATCGTTTACTTTTTAATCAAATTAAATTTTCAACAAGTTGTAATTTTAATAATTTATACGTTTATATGGTTCCTAAAAATGGAATTCAAGAATATATAACACCCCCTCAAAAAGAAATAATAATAAATGGTCTACAAGAAAATAAAATATTAACTTCTCATATAGTACCAATGGATCCGGTTTATATATATCTTGATTTTTATTTACAAAAACAAAACGAAACCGTATCTCCTGACATATCAGAATTAACTAGAATAAAAATAACAAAATCTTTAAATAGCAGAAGGGCGGATTCGGCTATTAAAAAAGACATAGAAAATGTTTTTAAATCATACTTTGATAGAAGTGTTAACAAATTAGGTCAAATGATTGATATATATCAAATTTCTACAGATATATTGAATATTGAAAGTATAGATAGAATCCAAACGTATAGAACCGACGTAGATTTAAATATTGAAGGTTTATCTTTTATATTTTGGAATTCAGTTTATCCAGAATTGGATTCATCCGTTCATTCTCAAAATATACAATTGGAAAACTTCAAATATCCAATATTTAACAATATATCAAATTTATTCTCAAGAATAGATATAGTCGAAAAAACAGGTTCAATTAAAGCTGCTGATTTTTAAGATATGATTAGTATTTCACAAAATTTTGGATTCGCAAAAGCAACTCCATTAACATTTAAATTAGACGATTCTATATTAAACGAATATAAAACCTTTTTGTGGAATTTTGGTGATGGAAATTTTAGTAGAGTTCCGACACCAACATATACATATGATAAACCAAATTCATATGAAGTAACAGTAAATGCATATAAAAACGACGGCACATTCACCACGTTAACCACGTCAATAAACATATCATTATTTCTAACAGAGTCTATACGTTTTGACACGGTTCCCCCACCAACATTTGCATCTCACTATAATCAATATCCATTTAAAGTTAAAATAACGTCATCTTCTGTAGGAAAACACGTAATAGATTTATCTACTCAGTTTTCAAAGTCATACGCTTATCAAAGACCAAAAAATAAATGGTCTTTTTTAAGACCAGAGTGGAGATTTTTAGATATAAATGGAAACGAGATAGAATCTATAGAAACCATAGATACTGAAATTAAAATAGATAAAGATGGTTTATTAGACACTAATGGAACCACGGTAGGAGTAACTGGATATGCGGAATTTTATTTGATTGATGATCTTTATAATATAGACGCTATAGAAAATAGAGATCCATACACTACGATAATAGCTACTTTACAAACAAGCGCGATAAATTCTTTTCATGATAGCTATAATACCGGAGAAAATCTACCGAGTTTTAGTAATAGTAAAGCAATGGCGATTATGCCTCACGTCTTTATCTGGAGATATCCAGATTACATTGATATAACAGAAAACGGATTGAGGGGTTATGTTGATACTAGATGGTCTTTATCTAAACAACCTATTATAACAAAATTTGTTTTTGATGATAAGATAAATTTTGAGTTCAACCACGGAAACGGAATAAAGTTATATAATCCAGAATCTAATTTTTGTCATTACATACCTTATAATGAAGAAAACACCCAAACTATAAATATTATGGTTTGTGGTATAAGCGCAAATATTACACCATCTCCGCAAGAGATAAACTTCTTGGATAAAGAAACTGGATTTAAATCTGCTGGTTATTTTAAAGGTTCGTTTGAAGTTGAAAGTGTTTCAGCAAAAAACGTTAAAATAGTAGCTAATGCAACCATAACCAATATTCCTAAATTAACTTCAAATTTATATAACCCAATATTTTGGGTTTCTAATCCAGAAGCTGGAATGGCGGCATCTATACAATATTTTAAAAACGATTGGATCGATCAATTATCATGTAAAAATTTAAACAATTCTTTTATAAAAGCATTTGATGTTCCTGTTATAAAACCAATAACAACCGTATCATTTTTACAAGACGTTCACCCATTATCTGGATTTCATGGAGTGTATTCAATAGCTGCTCTTCCTGCTCCGGATTATCAAGCTTGGATGTGTGATTCTGAAAATAATATTATATATAAATTTTCTTGCACTGGAGAATTATTATCCACTATAAATTTAAGTGATATCTTTTATAAAAATAACTTTGAATTTTTAGTAAACAAAAAATTATTCGGGCAAATATCACCAGCATGTATTGCATTAGATGGTGATAAAAATATGTGGGTTACTTTATATGACACCATATCATCTTTAAAGTTTGATAAAAATGGGAATTTATTATTTGTATCATCTCCAATTAATAGTATAGGATATGATTTAAGCGGTGGTAATAACAGTTCATTTTTAAATTTTTTCGATGATATTGTTAATGTTTATAATGATAATGAAGACTATGATATAAATTTAATAGAACCAACTGGTGTTGATACTGACAGAGAAGATAATGTTTGGATGTCTTATTCTAGCCCTTTAAGTGGGTGGATCGTTAAATATGATAAGAATGGAAATGTTTTAAAAACTATTTCATATCCTCTTTGTTCTAGTCCGCAAGAAATCAAATGTGATATATACAATAATATTTGGGTTGTTGGGGATCAATTTACACTAGATCATGAATTAAGACCTCCTTTAGCATCTAGACATATGTCTAGTTTTATAGAAAAAAGAAATTCTGAGGGAGTTTTATTAAGTTCGTTCGGACCCTTTAATAGCATCAATCATCTAACAATAGACAAGTATGAAAATCCTTGGTTTACGTTTGGTTATCATTGGATAGGAACTATAAATAATATAAACGGAAGACAAAAAAAATTAAAGATAACTTCTGGAGGATATTCTGATAATGTTCCAGACTGGTTTAATCCAAATGAAAATGCTGATGAAACAGCATTAGAAGGAATAGCAACAGATTCTTTAAATAACATATATGTTATAAATTCTATAGAAAATAAAATCTATATAGTAGATGGAGATAATTTGGAAATTAAAGATTATTTTCATTTAAACCCAAAAGGTTTTTTATTTTCAAATGAAAATTATGGTGAAAACTCACCAACAAAATTAGAATTTAATTATTGGTCAAAGTCCGCACAGGCACAAGGAGATTGGACTGGTCTTAGATGGGTTTTAAAATATATAGATAGAGTAGATTTTTTAAGTAATACTCGTCAATTAACAGGAGAAACAAATTATTTAAATTTTTACGATAAAAATCCTTTTGATTTTTTTAAAATTAATCAAAATCATGATTTAGCGGGTAACATGAAAAGTATAGCTTTTCAACCAGAACTTAAAAAATCAGAATTTTTATTTGATACGTTTTTATCTTCTATATATGGAAAATACCCATTTGAACATAATGATTTAGGTGTTAATTTATATGAAAAAATATCAAATTTCGTTTCAAATCAATCTGATGTAGATACATGTGACATTAAAACATTATATGATTTATCACAATCCGTAGATTTAAACGGAGATGATTTTAAATTAAATTTTCCTTTAGAAATAAGAAGATTAATGGATGTTTTAAGTATAAATCAATCTAAACTTTGGGGATCTACATTAGAAGATAATTTTAACTTTAAAAAATACAACAAAAATGATAATTTTAATAGAGGAAAATTATTAAAATCAGATAGTTATATGGTAACAGCTGGTGTTCCGGTTATACTTAAAACTAAAAGTTTAAACGATCATAAAAAAATAGAAACTGGTTATTATTTTTCTAATAATTTTTCAGTTGTAAGTTCTTTAAATGTAGGAATATCAACATATAATTTAAGTGGTTTAGCGGAAATATTAAATCTTGGTGATGATTGGAAAGTTTTTTATGAGTTTTACGAGTTTATCCCATATAAAAATGAGGTTTACATAGACGGAATGATAGATTGGAACAACGATCAAACCGTATTAAACAGAAATTTATCATCACATCACGAATGGATAAGAGATGGTGGGATAATGGATACTTTATTCTCATATGAATTATATAAAGGTTTAGGTTTATTAGAGTGATAAATTAATTTTTTACTCTAAATATATTATATATGACAAATAATGGGTTTTCATTTGAAAGAAGTGGTTCTTGGCCATCCGAATCTTACAAAATAACTCCTGATTTTTTTAATACCGTAAAAATTGGAATTTTACCGTTAGAACTCCAAGCATTTAACATTTTTAGATATTTTGAAAGCCCAACAGTAGGTTTAAATAAACTATTAACCGAATATAACATTCCTAATTTTACATATACAAATGGTGATTATCAATTAGATGATGATTTTTATTATGTATTAAGTTCATCATCTGCAACTCCAACATTTTTTACATGGAATCCTAATAATTTAAGAGATATAGATTCTGGATATATATTTAATTTTTTCTTTATTAAAGATAAAAAAATAGCATCTCCTTTATACGATACTAACAATCCAAATATGTATTTTGCATATTCGATATATCCAACAAAATTAATATTACAGCCAACAAACGTAACTAAAATTTCTGATACTAATTATACATTAACAACACAAACTAAATTAGTAAGTTCTTCTATAATTCAATACTACGATACTTTTGTTGAAGATTTGGCTTACACCGATTCTTATTTAAAAAGAAGTACACCCCCAACATCATTTGAATCTCTTCCAGCTACAGGAACTTTAATATATACCTTAAGTTCTTTCAAGACAGTAAGAGAAAAAGAATTAATAAAATTTTCAGAAAGATATAATCCTTATACTTATTATTATATATTAGATGAATTTTATAATAGAAGAGGTTTAAGAATAAGACCGGAATCTACGTTTATAACATATAATACATTATTTTATGGTGATGTAGATGTAAACAAATATGAATTAAGAGCTTTGGGTCAATCATTACCAGAATTTAACCCATTAATCAAAAAAGATTTGAGATCCAGTTTCATTTTAAATCAAAACATAACAAACAATTTAGGAACTCAAACTTTTCAACTATTACAAAGTAGTATAAGTGCGGCTTACGCTCTTGAAAACGTTTTAAATTCTATACAAACAGTATTTTGGAATTTAACTACTGGTTATATTAAATATGAATCTAAAACACTAACAGATTGGAATGGAAATATAGTTCCTTTAGTAAGTGGATATCCAGATTCTAGTTTAGCGGTTAGTTATATCGTAGAAGGTGATAAATTTTTCAATGATGTTTCTGTTGGAACGGGAAATAATTCAACATCAATAACAACAAACACATCTAAAACTTGGAATTTAACTTATCCTCCTCATTATTATACTTTCAAAGTTTCATATTCTAACAATTCAACGTTTAGTGGTGATACCGCAACGTTAAATTTTTATTTATCAACGGGAATAACTGAAAAATATAAATCATCTATTCAACCAGTATCTTCAGAATCACTAACAACAAACTCGGTAAGCTATTCTGCTTATAAATTAAAAACAAAAATAACAAGTGATTATAATTTTTTAGATTTAAATTTGTCTACATATGCAAATAATGATTTTATATCATTTAAATGTTTATATGTGGATGATATAATAACTAAAACTTTATCATGTTTTTATGGTCCAAATTCAAATGTTTATTATGATTTAGTAAATTCTCCTTATGTTCCAGCTGCTTCGGCTGAAAATTTATTAATAACATATCCAAAAGAAATTTTTGGACAATTAAATCTTAATTTTAAAGCAACTTTAAGCTCAGTATGTACAACATTAGATTCTAAATCACTAGTAAGTTTAGTTTTTTCCGAAGGTAAAACCAGTCAAGTTGTTGGGTTTCCGATTGAAATCGAATTAAGATCAGAAACTGATAATCAAATAATAGTAAGTTGCGCTAAATTATCATCAACTTCTGTTTTACCATGCAGAGATTTAACAAATTCTTTTATAAGATGGTCTTATACTCCAACTAATTTACCAGTTACAATAGCGGGAGTTGATTATAATCAATTTACACCAACATTAACATCAAATGTTAGTTCAGATTTAATTCCAAATATTTTTTCTAATGGTCAAATAATACCATTTAACGAATTTACTAATACGGTTATGTTTTCGGGGTACGGTAGCGATATCCTAACTATAAATTTGGAATCTTTTAAATATGAAGAAGTAGCTAAATTATTAACCAATCCAATATATTTTGATTTTTTTAAAGATAAAACTTTTGTTTTATATAATTCAGATTTTTCAAATATCGAAAAAACAACTAATTTTTCAGTTTCATCGAAAGTATTATATGGAAAATCTACTTTTGATATTCCTTCTGATACACCAATATATTGGAAATGGACATATAATGGAAATTCAAATCCATCAACAATGCCAATAACTGCATTTAAAACTGACGGTTCAGTGTATGAATATGGTAGTGTATTATCATCTGATGATATATCAACTATTTCCTTTAAGGTTTATTTAGAAGATAATGATAATTCATTTGATTCAAATGAGCTTCAAATTAACTTATTTTCAAATAATAAAGATTATCTTGTCAGTGGAGAATTATTTTTATATCTAAATGATTATCCAGATAAATCAATATTCAATGTTGATTTTAAAACGGTTTATTCTGCATATACCGGAGTAGATATTTCTAATACAAGAGATGAAAAGTATGTAATTACAAGACCAAAAGAAGACGTAAATAATTTTAGATTTATATCAAATACTGATATTTTACCAACACTTTCGGCTAAATCTATAACGTGGTTTATATCTTCTGATAATGGATATTTTTCATCTTTAAATTATTTAACAAATAAAAATATATCATTTACAATACCACAAAATTCAACTAAAACTACTATAACTTTAAGCGCAGAAAAAGCTACTATCAAAGGTTGGTCTATAGCTAATAACTTGGCAACTACATTAACTATTTTTACGGTTCCTTCTGCTACATTGAGTAAAAAAATTAACTTTTTATTATATCCACCTTATACTTGGTTACAAAACAATAGTGGGTTAATTACATTATTAAATAATACAAATTATACATTAGCTAATGCCCCAACAGCATACTATGGCAAATTATCAAACAGTCAAAACTTTTTAGTATCATCTTCTGATAGATCATTTACGGATTATGAATATTATTACAGCGATTCAAAAATATTTTTAACTTTGCTTGATAGTTTTTCTGGTAGTTTAGAAATACCATATCACCAACAATTATATAGCAATGTAGGAACGCCAATATTTTTAAGTGCTTATAATGAAAAATTTCCAAAATACAATGGAATTAATTATGTCGGATTAAGTTCTGGAAACGTATTATACAATGGAACATTTAATATAACAACAAGCACATTACCTTTCAGTTCTGTTTATTTAAATGGAAGAGATAATTTTTTACAATCACCTAAAATAGTTCCATATGATAGCTTGTCCATGACATTTTCATCAAATGTAACTTCTATAAATTTAGACGAAAATATTTTCATAACAACTAGTCAATCATTTTTCCCAATTAACAGTTCTCAAAGCCCAATACGAGGAGTTGAAGAATTTTTAAATGGAAATGTTGTATATAAACTATCATGTAAATACTGGGAAGCTACAACTGACGTTTCTCCTATTAGTGGTATATATGATCTTTTTATATTAAGAATAGGAGATCCATCAATACCATTAAACATAAAAGATAATGAAATCACAACTTTATTATTAAGTGCATATGCAACTACTCCTGTTACTATACCAGAAACCACGTTCAGAAATGTAACAGCAACATATACAGGAGAAACAAAATTATGGAGTGATATATCTCAAAATTTATCAATATCAAATCCTATAACTTTAATAGCTTATAGCACTAGTGTTAAACCTAAATTTTTCGTATCTTCTTATTATTCTGTAACCGGAGAAGATATATGTTTTCAATTTGAAACTCCAGAAAATTCATATAACTATAAAATAACTGCATATGATTTATATTTTGGGGATGGATTATCAGCTAGAATAGTAGACGATCAAAAATATTATAAAACATACTTAAAAGAAGGTGCGTTTATGTTATCTTATAATGTTTATTATAACGACGGAACTACCAATTTCTTTAAATCTGAAACACCAATTATTATATATAATAATTGGCCGGTATATGAGCAACAAAAAATAAGATTATTGAGTGAAATAACTTTAAATTTTGGAGATGAAAGTGAAGATACTTACGATTTAGATCAAATTAAAATACAACCAAATGAATGGGGCGATGCTGATATTTTCAATACAGCAATATCCAGACTTCAAGATAATTTAGATTATTTGATTTACAACTCCCAAACCATGAATACTGATACTCCAACATTATTTTATGGTTGGTTGGGAAATAATAGTAGTGAAAAAGCATCCGGTATAACTTGGCATACATTAAATTATAATAAAGATTATATCAATAGTTTAAATAATGCAATTTCATTGGAAAACGAAGAAGACCAAACGTTAAAAAATAAATTTTCATATTTTAATGATTTAAAAGATTTAGTGGTTTTAAAAGATAAAATATATACTATAGACGGAACTAATTTTAGAGCTTTTTCTTCTGATAAAATACCACAAGAAATAGAATTTGAAAATATTAACGAAATAAATTCTCTTTTAATAAATCCAATATCTATAGATTGTGATAGTACTGGAGAAAACATTTATATATGTGATACTTTAAAAAATAAAGTATATAAATTAAACGTAGATTTTGAAACATATCCAGCGCAGATTAACATACAATTGAGTATAGGAAATTTAGGACAATTAGAAGATACAAATAAATTCCATTCTCCAACTGAAGTAGTAACAGAAAATGATATTGTTTTTATTTTAGATTATAATAATAGATGTGTAAAACAATATACAAAAGACTTAAACTGGATGTTCACTTATTATAGCGAAGATTTTGAAAACGATCAACCAATAAATATAACAGTTCATCCAAAAACACTTTTAGTGTATGTATTAACAGAAAGTTATAAAGTATATATATTTGATTATTTTAAATCTGATGTTTTTGAAACATTAGACGTTTCTTTTATAAAAGATGGTTATCCATTGATTAAAATCTTTTTTGATGAATCTGGAGATTTCTTTTATATTTTAAATTCTAAAAATCTATACAAATACACAACGGCAGGAACATTTATAAATCAAGTTATTATACCAAATGATAATAATTTATTTTATTCTTCTGCAAAATATTCTAATGATAGATCTATAGTATTATGTACAACTCACAGCATATTAAAATTTCATGATATTTTAAGTATATTTAAAATTGGAGATGGATTACCATATAAATATTGGACAAGAGATCAATTATTATTATCAATTGATGAATTTCCAGATGATATTACATACAATAGATCTTTAAATAGATTAGCTCAAAATATTAAATCTTTCAGAGACACTTTAGATTCTAGATTTGTAATAGTAACCGAACAAACCGATGCTGGTACTATAGAATATTTTTCATTATATCCAGTTTCATACCAAAACAGACCTGTTTTTTCTGAAAAAATAGAAAATGAAAGTTTGGGAGTTGCTGTTAATGAATTTCATACCCCACAAGTTTTTAACAGAGAGTTAGAAGAATTATATGATGCTCTTTTAATACTAAAAGATTTCTTAAATATAAAAGACGTAAGAATATTAAATACTACTCAAACATTAGACAATATCAATACTGGTTGTGATGGAGTTTTTTGTTGGTCTTGGAAAGCTATGTCATGTTACAACTTAAGTTTGCCAGTAATAAGAATTTGCAACATTAATCCGATAACATATTCCGAACTTGAAAGTAAATACCCGAGAGAGTATATTTACGCTTCAACGAATACATATGGATCTGCTACATCTAAATGCTGTGATACTCAAGAATCGCCGATAAAATAAGTAAAAATAAGATAAATAATTATAATCAATTCAAAAATAGTGACCAATAAAATTGGTTCTATGGTGAAATACCCATTGGCTTGAGAAAAGATTATGAGCAATAGATTCCATTCAAAATACCACAGATCAAACCACCACACTTACGGAAGTTCAGTCGGACAAGACGGAACCCCAACAAATCCAGATGCGGGACACGACCCAATAGCATCTCCAGAGCATCCATTTAAAGGAGATTTTTGCTTAAGAGGAGGTTTAAGCGCATCAGTACCTAGCGCAAGTGCTTATGCTGGAGCATTCATGGGAAATTTACTACTAACCGGAAATTTTGTTATATTTGATAATGTAATAAATGCAAATTTAGCAACAAGATCTGTCGGTATTAATGTTAATCCAACATCATATCAACCATTTGATTTAATAGTAAATGATAAATTAAAAGTTATAGATAATATAACTACATACAGTTTAAGTGCAACTACTATCGGTACAGATTATTTAAGAGTTAATTTAAAAACAGATTCAGTAAATTATCCAGTTAATTTTGTAAACTATAATAACAATTATTCATACTTTGCTGTAGATAAAGACGGAAGAGTTGGAGTAAATTTAGGACAAACACCAAATTTCAATTCTAATAATTTTAAAGTTATAGGAAGCACCCTTTTTGACGTTGGGGCAACTTTATTTGATGTTAGAGGAAATACATATATAAATCATAATGATATTTATATAACAAAAATAGGAACAAATTCAAATGCCGGAAAGACATCATTAGGCAGAGACGAATTTGTAACATTAAGCGAACAAAAAGTTTTAAGATCTGATGGAGATGTAGTTTTTTCTAAAAACTTTTATCTTTCTGGTAATTCTGTTTTTGGAGATTCTTCAACCGCAGATACTTCAATTTTTACATCTAGAATAGCTTCGGATTTTATTCCAAATACAGTAAACAGAAATTTAGGAACAACTTCTTTACCTTGGAATACATTATATTTTAAAACATTAAGCGGAACGGATGGAACATTTTCAAATAATTTATTTGTTAGTGGAAACACCCAGTTAGGAAATACAACTAATAATGAAGTTAGAATTTTATCTAAAATATCATCCGATTTAGTTCCAAATACAGTAAACAGAAATTTAGGAACAACTTCTTTACCTTGGAATACACTATATTTTAATTCATTGAGTGGTTATAATGGAGTATTTACTAACAACTTAAACGTAACTGGAAATTTAACAGTAAATGGAAATACTAATATTGGAAATAATAGTAGTGATTTATTATATATTAACTCAAACGTTAATACAAACATTATACCAAATGATACCAATAAAAATTTAGGATCATCTTCTTTACCTTGGAATACTTTATATTTAGGAGACTTGAGATGTTCAAATAATTATATATCAAATAATTTAAAAATTGATGGAAATACTAATATAGGATCGGATTCTTCCGATTTAGTCTCTATAACAGCTAGAGTTTCATCAGATATTATACCTTATGATGCAAATAGACAATTAGGATCTCCATTAACATCTTGGTTTAATATCTATGTTAAAAATACAATCGGTGAAACCGCCACATACTCCGGAGATTTAAATGTTTATGGTTCTTGCACACTAGGGGATTCACAAACAGATACTGTTTATATAAACTCTAAAATTGCAACTAATTTAATACCGGATAATACTTCTAGACAATTAGGAAGCCCAACTCTTCAATGGGATTATGTTTATTTTAAAACTTTAAATGCAATAGACGGAACATTTACTGGACAAATTCTAGCACCAAATCAAACCGCATCTTCCGCATCATCAGTTTTAACTAGATCTCTTGCTGACGCTCGATATGGTTCTTTTATAGATTCATTTTTAAATGCAGATTCGGGATCAAATGCAACCACAACGTTTGCCACAGTTCAAAATATATCATTAGAAGCTAATTCAACATATATAATTAGCTCTGTAACATGTGTATCTACTAGTACTACTGGGGGTTCTAAATTACAATTTGCGTATACTGGAACTACATCGAGAGTTAATATAACCGATACGTTTAGTTCCAGCGCGGCTACAACAACAAATAGACTTAATTTCTTAGGTGCAACATTACCAGCAAATGTAAGCTCTATGACAAGTACAGCAGCAGCAAATCACACTTATTCTAGAGACACTTTAATAACTACTAGCACTGCGGGAAATTTTTCAGTTCAAATTGCTTTAAATTCAGCAGCAGGATTGTCTCAAGCTAAAGCAGGATCATTTATTTCAGCTAGAAAGCTATTATAATCAACACTAAATAATATATAAAGAAATGGCTACAACACCAACTACAATAAGATCTAAAAGAATAACAGAATTAACATCATCTGCTACACTATTAGGCGATGAACTTTTCCCAATTTTACAAGAAGGAAGTACAAAAAAAGCAAGCATGTTAACCGTAACGGATTACATGAAAAAACAAGATTTTTCTACTTGGGTTTATGGTAATAGTGCAACAACAATGGATTCAACTAGTTGGGTTAATAGTAACTCCGCACAAACAATAAATTCTACAACATGGGTTAATTCAAATAGTTCAAGAGAAACTACAGCTACTGATTATGTTGAATTATGTGGAAATGCTTGGAGTTCGGTTTATAACTTCGTTTTAAATAATATCGTAACAGCTGGTATAGCAGATTTATACATTGGAGAAAGTTCAGTAACCACAACTAAAATAGCAGACAGATCGATAACTCCAGTAAAACTAACTTTAGGTGGACCATCTTGGGATTATAGTGCGGGATCTTTCACGGTTACTGCGAGAGAAGTTTTATTGAATCCATATAATAATACAGATTTAAACTTAAGATTAAACCCAAATAATACTTCTTATAAAAGTAATATAGTTCATAGAGGAACAGGATCTTTAAATATTAATAGCGTAAACACCGGAGAAATAATAGTACAAACTTTACAAGATGGAGATATTGTTTTTAGAACAAACGATATCGAAAGAATGAGAATAGATGGAACTACAGGCTTAATCGATATGCTTTATGGGTTAAGAATATCTCCTACTGGAAAATTAATAGTAGGTGATATTGAAGCAAATAGTTTAAAGGTTAATGAAAACATTAACATGACTCAAGGTTCTCTATCAACAATAAGAATTCAAGACGGAGCTAATATTGATTTTACGAACTCTTCAAATCAAACTACATATTCAATGTTTGCTACTGGAAATAATAGTTTTGCTATTTTTGATAAATCCACAAATCAAATTAGAATATTTATTGATGATGATGGAAATGTTGGAATGGGTAATACTGCGCCAAGATCTAAATTGGATGTAACCGGAGATGTTAATACCAATACTTTAACATTAAATAGACAAAATACGGTAGCCGAAGGAGGACAAATAAACTTTAATAAGGCAATAGATAATTCCGTTTCTTATTATGCTGATGTTTATGGAAATACATCAACTCCATATTTTAGAATAGTTGATACTAACACCGGAGGAGGAGTTGAAAGATTTATATTAGATCCAAACGGAAGAGTTGGAATAGGAACATATCCATCTTATAGATTACATGTTGCTGGAGACGCTAAAATAAACAGCAATTTAACTGTTGGTGGTGGAGTTTCTAGTGTTGGTAATACATTAATCCAAAATGGAAATATATCTCTTTCTAATAACTATGGAATAAAAATAAATGATTCCACAGGTTCAATTAAAGATATTTTATTTTTATCAAATGCTAATGTAACTTATTTACAAGGTAATGGAATTTATTTTAGAACTTTAAATGGTTCGAATTTAGGTTATTTTGATGCTACAGGAAACTTCACTGCGATAGGAGACGTAGCTGGCTTTTCGGATGAAAGATTAAAAACAAACGTTAAAACTATAGAAAATGCGTTAGAAAAAGTTAATGCGTTAAGAGGTGTAGAATTTGACAGAACAGATATTAACACTAAAGGAATAGGTGTTATAGCTCAAGAAGTTGAAAAGGTTTTACCGGATGTAGTTTCTGAAAATAAAGATGGTTATAAATCTGTTGCTTATGGAAACATGGTTGGTGTTTTAATAGAAGCCGTAAAGGAATTAACAAAAGAAGTAGAATATTTAAAAAGCAAAATAAATAACTAAGACGTATGGCTACTTTACCGCTATCAGAATTAAAGAATGCTACAAACTCCTCTAGTTTTTCATTAAAAGAATGTAGTGGTTTAGGAGGCACTCCAACAACTCCAATAGAATTATCAAACTTCAAGGTTGGAAATATTGTTTCTATAACAACAGATAGTAATGCAATTCCTTATAATTCGGTTTTTAATGCTAATGTCGTTTTTACAGGAGAAGAGTATTTATTTTCTAGAATAAAATTAAATGATTTTAATTTCATAGAAACTTTAAATGGAAGTAGATTACAATTAGTATCTGAATCTGGATCAACAAAAACTCTTAGAAATGTTTATAATCCGGGTGGTAGAAGTGGTGGAAGTTCAGTAACAGAAAACCTTTTAATAAAATTTTATGATCAATCATATAATGAAGATGCAAATAATTATAATGTAAATTTATCAAAATCATTAACTCTATATACTCCGCCTAAACCATCCTTGGCCTTTTCATCATCAACAAGACCCCCAAGACCATGTTGTGGTGTTTCTGTGGGTTGGGGATATCCTTGTTGCTATGCTACCATTACATTTACATATAATAGTAATCCATGGCAAGGAGTTGATTCTTCTTCTATAAATTTTTATGTTTCTACAAATGGGACATTAGGTGGATTATTTGCTACCGTTTATAATAGTTCTGGTTCTCAAACTTTATCTAATTTATCTGGTAATACAACATATTACATAACAGCTATAAACAACTATAGTTGTTGGAGTGAAACGTTAGTTGTTACAACACCAACATATGTATAATATGAATTTAGAAGAAAATAAAATTTATAAAATATATTACGAAAAGGACAGTGTTAATTATTTTTCTTTTGTTAAAAAACAAATAAATGGATTATTAATAGATGATATAACAGGAACTATTTTTAAACCAGAACAAATAAAAATTATATCATATCAAGAAATAAACGATAATATTTTATATTTTTTAAGAAAAAAATATAAAAAAAATAAAGACCGCTCTTTGTTTATTGTAAATGAAGAAATTGAAACTGAATGCCTAACGTCTTATATAAAACTATTAAGGTTTTTTGATTTAGATTATAAAGAATTTACAAAAGACGTAAATGATAAACATATTTTAGATAAAGTAATAAACAAATGTAAAAAATATGTTAAAAGATATGTAGATGAAACTATTTTAAATAGATATATTCTACAATTAGAAAAATTTAAGAATATATCTGATATAATATCATTCTGTCCATCTGAAATTTATTCAATTAAAAAGTTATTCTGGACTGAAATTTTTATAGGAAGTTATAAATACAAAATTGTTCTTTATAATGTTCCTATTGATAGAGTTGAATTCTTTAATGAATTAAACTTAGATTGGAATTTATTATTCACTAATTCAGATGTTGATAAACACATTAGAAATCAATATCAAAACGATTTTATAAATCTTAAAGAATCATATTTAAATAAATTAGGGGAAGAGTTTAAACAAAAAATAACATCGATTATCAATGAAAGATTAATCGACGCAAAAAATACATTAAAAAAAGAAAAAATATACGCCGAAGAAACAAAAGATGATGATTTATTAAAGGAAGTAGAAATCATTGATAATATGATTCGTGAATTAGAAAAAACAGTTTTTGATGATATAAAAAACTTAGACATCAACATGGATTTGTTTACGTTTTGGCCTGAATTATTATATCCAGTTCCGGATATAATAAAGAAAGATTTTATTTTTAATAAAAAGACTGAAATATTAAATGATATAATGGAATGGTTTAAACTTTATAGTTGACTATAATTTATTTTTTATTACACTTAGAATGTAATAATAATGTTTTACAATATAAAACAGTATCATAATTTTTTATTGGAGTTTTTAAAAGATAAAGATTATATCTACGTAACTACAATAACAAAAGAGTATGTAGATATGGCATATAATTGGTTTTTATCATTAAAAAGATGTAACCAAGATGAATTGGTACTTATAGTAACGATAGACGACGAAACAAGTTCTAAAGTTAAAAGTTTCGGTATAAATTCTATAAACATAGGAATAAATTTAACAGAAAATAATACAAAGTCTCAATGGATTGAAAATGAGAAAAAAATAAAACTTATTGCGCCATTTTACATAGTAGAAAC